GGCAATAAGCTTGACGCCCTCAAGAAGCAGACTGGGGATCCTTCGAACCCATTCGGTTCGGTGATTCGCAAGCAGCTTCACTACACCGATGCCCACGGCAAGAAGAAGCTATCGGCGATGAACATCGTCAACGATGAGGGTACTTGGGGCGATTGGTCAAAGACCTTGAGCTCCCAGTTCCTCTCGAAGCAGCCGGTCTCTCTTGCCAAGCAGCAGCTGCAGAAGGTTCGAGACAAGCGCCGTGCCGAGTTCGAAGAGATCATGGCCCTGACGAATCCCTCCGTCAAGAAGAAGCTGCTGCAGTCTTTCGCAGACTCAGTGGACTCTGACGCTGTGGATCTGAAGGCCGCTGCTCTTCCTCGACAGGCCAGTCAGGTCATCCTTCCCGTCCCCAAGATGAAGACCACGGAGGTTTACGCCCCCAACTTCAAACATGGGGAGAAGGTTGTTCTTGTTCGTCACCCTCATGGTGGACGATTCGAGATCCCGGAACTGACAGTCAACAATAAAAACCCCCATGCCAGAAAAGCCATAGGGACTAAGGTTAAGGATGCTATCGGTATCCACCCCAAGGTCGCTGAGCGTTTGTCTGGTGCGGACTTTGATGGTGACTCAGTTCTCTGCATTCCAAACAATAGCGGAAAGGTCAAGACCTCACCAGCTCTTAAGGGGCTGAAGGACTTCGACCCTAAGGCTATGTATCCGGCATACCCTGGTATGAAGCCCATGACTTCTAAGCAGAAGCAGATGAAGATGGGCGAGGTTTCAAACCTCATTACTGATATGACTATCGGTGGTGCAAACCAGGCTGAGATTGCCCGTGCTGTTCGACACTCCATGGTTGTGATTGATGCTGAAAAGCACAAGCTCAACTACAAGCAGTCCGAGATTGATAATGGTATCGCCGCCCTCAAGAAGAAATACCAGGGTAAGGCAAACGCCGGGGCTTCTACTCTGATCAGTCGTGCTTCTTCCGAGAAGCGTGTTGCTGAAAGAAAAGCCCGGTCCGCTTCAAAGGGTGGGCCTATCGATAAGCGGACAGGACGCAAGGTCTATGAAGAGACTGGGGCTACTTATGTAGACAAGCATGGTAAGACTGTGCTTCGTACTGAAAAGTCTACTAAGTTGGCCGAGACCCATGATGCATACTCCCTTGTTTCTAAGAACGGGAGCGCTATTGAAACGGTCTATGCCAATCACTCTAACGAACTGAAGGCTATGGCCAACGAAGCCCGTAAGGCTACGCTTGCTATCCCCTCTGTTCGAAAGAACCCCCAGGCCGCAAAGACCTATGCCCCTGAAGTTAAGTCCCTCAAGGCCAAAGTAAATGAGGCCCTCCGGAATAAACCCAGGGAAAGACAGGCACAGGTCCTAGCTGATGCGGTCATCAGGGCTAAGAAGCAGGCTGATCCTACTCTAGCCACTGATAAGGAGCGCCTCCAGAAAGCCCGGCGCCAGGCTTTAGCCGAGGCCCGTTCAAGAACGGGGGCTGGTAAGAAGCCTTTCGCTATCACTCCTCGAGAGTGGCAGGCTATCCAGGAAGGTGCTGTCTCACAGGCTGCTCTCAACAAGGTTCTTGAACTTGCTGATGAATCAGTAGTTAGGGAACTGGCTACACCTAGGTCCCAGCCTAAGGTATCGTCTAGCATGGTGTCCAGAGCCAAGGCTATGAGTAGTAGAGGTAAGACTGCTGCTGAGATTGCTGAAGCTTTGGGAATCTCAACAACTTCTGTACACCGTGCTCTAGAGGAGGGCTGACCACACCATGGTACACACCCTCTCACAGGGCCTCTCTAAGGAGGTCTACTATGGCTAGGATGTTGAGTACAATCGACAATCCTTACGATCCAAGAACTTCATGGGACGAATGGTTTGCTTTTGACACTGCCCACGGCTACGGTACCTGTGGCCTCCTGGCCAGGCTGTGCACATCAAGCGATTCGTTAAGTGAAGAACTTGAAATCGAAGAAATTGAAAATGCAATTGATCGAATTCTCAATCTTGATGGAACAAATTTCTATCAAACTTTTGAGATCGATGATTGAAAAATAAAAATTTCTTCGTCAACCCGGGGGAGGGGGGTCTCGCGTTTAGGCCCCCCACCCTCATCGCCGCCCCCTCCATATTTTCCCCGGAGGGATATTTGGAAAGCCAATTGGGGACTAGGTTCTAGGGCCCACAGGAAGTTTCTCGTGTGCTCCTTTCTTCCTGCTGGTCTCGCTCACAACGGGCCCTAGAATCTAGCCCTCAATTGGCCCCAAACGCCCTCTATCTAAGGAGCAACTATGGGTAAAAGGGCCGCAACACCCTCTAAACCCGCTCGAACTGTGGAACAACGAGAGGCGCAGATGATCAATCTCGCGCTTGAGCTCGCTGAGAAGCAGCTTCGGGAGGGTACAGCACCGGCAACCACGGTGAACCACTACCTCAAGCTCGCCTCCACAAGAGAACAGCTGGAGGTAGAGAAGCTGAGGAACGAAACAGCACTCCTCGAGGCTAAGAAGACGGCGCTCGTCAGCGCTGAGCAAGCCGAGAAGATTGCCAAAGAAGCCATCGAAGCCTTCCGTACATACTCTGGAGCGGGAGATGTTACGAACGTATACTGAACTGGCGCGCCTCGAGACCTTTGAGGAGCGGTTTGACTACCTGGCTCTCACCGGGCAAGTCGGTACAGCCACGTTTGGCTTCGATCGTTACCTGAACCAACGATTCTACACCTCGACGGAGTGGAAGAAGGTCAGGAACTTTGTTCTGGCTCGAGATGAAGCCTGTGACCTCGGGATCGAGGGACTTGACATTAGATACATGCCGCTGATCCACCACATGAATCCGATTCAGCCCAGAGATCTCGAGGAATTCAATCCAGACATCCTCGAGCCAGAGTTTCTCATTACCACAACCAAGAATACCCACAACGCGATACACTTCGGAGACCGATCGAGGTTGACACCACGAGTTGTTGAGCGTCGACCGAATGATCAAGCTCCCTGGAGGATCTAATGGGAACCATTCTTGAAGACACTAAGAAGGCAATCGGCATCATGCCGGGATATGACGCCTTCGATGACCAGATCCTGATGCACATCAACACTGCGCGGATGGATCTCGCACAATTGGGGCCAAAATGCGACACCCCGATTGAGAAAGATACCGCTTGGACCGTCTTTGATTCGATCGACGACGAAGCGGCAATCAAGTCTTACATCGCCATGAAGGTTAAGCTGTTCTTTGACCCACCGGGGAACTCCTTCTTGGTTCAGGCTTACCAGAAGCTGATCGAGGAGGCAGCATGGCGACTGATCTATCAGACCGAGGGGAAGCAGAGGTAGAAGATCTCGTCCACCACGGTGTAAAGGGCCAGAAATGGGGCGTCATTCGTAAGAAGGCTAGTGCTGGTCGAAAGGCCACCATCAAGGCCATCCAGAAGAGTGGGCGATTCACCGCCAACGCCACCAAGACGACTATCAAGACTGCTCAAACTGGAGCGGCTAAGGTTCAGAAGGCTAAGCAGGCTCACGATGCCCGAGTTGCCGGAAAGAAGCAGGCAAAGGTCGATGCAAAGGCCCGAAAGAAGTTCGCAAACCGCGGATACAAGAAGATCAGCGACACCGAGCTCCAGTCTCGAATTAAGCGGCTGGAGCAAGAGAAACGCTATCGGGAGCTCAAGGCCGATCGCCACCTGGTTCGAGGTCGTGAGGTCACTCGGTCGATCCTCGAGAACTCTCTGACCAAGGCCGGTACATACGCAGCGACCAAGGCTATGAAGACAGCCTTCGATAAGTCGTTTGATACCGGCAAGGAAGGGAAGTCCGCAGCCGAGACTCTTAAGAAGGCAGCGGAGAAGGCCAAGGAAGCCGCTGAGGCAGCTTCTGTTGTAGCCGAGGAGACCAAGAAGGAAGCCAAGTCTATTGGTGGTCCAGCTCTGAAGAAGGCTCCCGAACGCAAGCAGATCGAGAAGCCGAAGTCATACAAGCAGACTAAGCCCTCACCCAAGAAGAAGCGCTATCCGCGCAATCCTGGGAGTACAGCTAAGTAATGCTCTCGAACACCGCAGTACCAAAATACTACGGGCAGTTCCGAGACGCAGTCGTCCGAGGAGAGATTCCAGTATGCGAAGAGATCTCATGTGAGATGAATCGCATCGACGCTCTCATCGCAAACCCGGAATACTACTACGACGACAAAGCTGTAGAGGGTTTCATCGCTTACTGCGAGAACGAGCTCACGCTGTCCGACGGAGCCGACCTCCATTTGCTCGACAGCTTCAAGCTCTGGGCCGAACAGCTCCTTGGCTGGTACTATTTCGAGGATCGCCAGGTCTTCGTTCCATATGAGGACGGAGTCGGCGGTCGATACGAGACCAAAACAGTAAAGAAGCGCCTAACAATCAAGCAGTATCTGATCGTTGCTCGTGGAGCAGCGAAGTCGATGTACATGTCTCTCATCCAGAATTATTTCATGGTGATTGACACTACAACGACACATCAGATCGCTACGGCTCCGACCATGAAGCAGGCTGAAGAGGTGATGGGTCCTTTCCGGACCGCTATCACCCGAGCCAGAGGTCCGCTGTACAAGTTCCTGACCGAGGGATCAATTCAAAATACAACTGGTGCAAGGGCTAACCGCCAGAAGCTGGTTGCTACGAAGAAGGGTGTGGAGAACTTCCTCACCGGATCCCTCCTCGAGGTTCGACCCATGTCTATCGACAAGCTGCAGGGTCTTCGACCCAAGGTTTGTACAGTAGATGAGTGGCTTTCCGGCGACATCCGCGAGGACGTGGTCGGTGCACTTGAACAGGGTGCCTCGAAGATCGACGATCCAGTAATTCTGGCCGTCTCATCCGAAGGAACAATCCGCAATGCGGTGGGCGACACCATGAAGATGGAGTTGCTCAAAATCCTGAAGGGCGAATACATCGCCCCTCACATCTCAATCTTCTACTACCGCCTTGATGACATCAAGGAAGTAGCAGATCCTGCTATGTGGGTGAAAGCCCAGCCGAACATAGGCATCACTGTCTCTTATGATCGGTACCAGCAGGACGTCGAGCGAATGGAACAAGCTCCAGCTGCTCGAAACGACATCCTCGCCAAGAGGTTCGGAATCCCCATGGAGGGATACACGTACTTCTTCACATACGAGGAGACGATCCCGCACAGGAAGAACACCTTCTGGAACATGCAATGCGCTATGGGTGCCGACTTGTCCCAGGGCGATGACTTCTGTGCGTTCACCTTCCTATTCCCACTGCGGAATCAGGCTTTTGGTGTGAAGACGCTGGCATACATTTCAGAGCTGACGCTTATGAAGTTGCCCGGGGCTCTACGCCAGAAGTATGACGAGTTCATCCAAGAAGGAAGCCTCCGGGTCATGGAGGGTACCGTCCTGGATATGATGGAGGTCTATGAAGATTTAGACCAGTACATCGATGAACAGAAGTACGACGTCTCAGCGTTTGGGTTCGACCCGTACAACGCCAAGGAGTTCGTAACCAGGTGGGAGCAGGAGAACGGCCCGTACGGTATTGAGAAGGTAATTCAGGGAGCTAGGACTGAATCAGTCCCCCTCGGGGAGCTGAAGAAGCTGGCGTCCGAACGCCTCCTCATCTTCGACCAGGAGCTCATGTCTTTTACCATGGGTAACTGTGTCACGCTCGAGGATACCAACGGAAACCGGAAGCTACTGAAGAAACGCTCGGAAGAGAAGATTGACTCAGTAGCTGCTCTGATGGATGCCTTCGTGGCATACAAGATCAACAAGGAGGCATTCGAATGAGCAAGGAGGTGAAATGGGTCTTAGTGATCGATTGAGCCACGCATGGAATGCATTTACCCGATCGCCGGACAAGAAGAACTTCACTCCCGAATACGGAGCATCATTCTTTGGGAATCCGAGCGTGAACTACCGCCCCGTCGTCGGGGATCAGACGATCGTCACCAGCATCTACAACCAGATTGCTATTGACGTGGCGAACGTTCCCATCCGACATGTTCGGACAGACGACAACGGCAATCTCAAGAGCTACATCAATAGTGATCTTGATGACTGTATGTCTCTCAGCGCCAATATCGACCAGACCGGACGAGGATTCTTCCAGGATCTTGTCCTTACTCTGTTCGAGGAGGGCGCAGTAGCGATTGTTCCCGTGGATACGAACGTCAACCCTGACATGACTCAGGGATATGATGTTCGTTCGATGCGGGTCGGTAGTATCATCCATTGGTACCCTCGGCACATTCGAGTCGAAGTCTATAACGACCATACTGGACAGCGAGAACAGCTGACTCTTGAGAAAGAGTTCGTAGCGATCGTCAATAATCCGCTCTACAGCGTGATGAACGCTCCGAGCTCTACGCTGCAGCGACTCACTCAGAAACTGCATCTGCTCGATGCGATTGATCGACAGTCTGGATCCGGTAAGCTGGACATTATCATTCAGCTTCCATACGTGGTCAAGACTGAGCTCAAGAAGCAGCAGGCGGAAGCCAGGCGAAAGGCGATTGAGGAACAGCTCGCCGGTTCTCAGTACGGTATCGCTTACACCGATGGTGCGGAGCGAATCACCCAGCTGAACCGACCGTCCGAGAATAACCTCATGAGCCAGATCCAGTGGCTCACTACGCAGCTGTACAACCAGCTCGGAATGACCGAGGATGTCTTCACCGGCAAGGCCGATGCTCGACAGATGCTGAACTACCAGAACCGAACGGTTCGTCCAGTTCTGAAGGCGATCACGGATGCCATCACCAGGACTTTCCTCACCAAGACTGCCCGAACGCAGCGACAGCGGATCATGGCTATCGAGGATCCGTTCCTCAACGTCCCGCTGGAGGAGATGTCCAAGCTGGTCGACTCCGTCAAGCGTAACGAGATTGGTACCGCCAATGAGCTTCGACCGAAGTTTGGCTGGGCCCAGTCCGAAGACGAGACGGCAAACCAGTTGGTGAACTCCAACATCAA